TGTGGATTGGTCTTTGTGTGCCATTACGAATTCGTTTGCGTAAATCTCTGGCTCTTTGGGCACATAGTTTTGTGCAATAAATCTTAGTTTCGTAGATTGTTGTAAATGTTTCTGAACACCATTTGCAGTTGAGTGTAAAGTTAGTCATATCGGACTCCTTGTAAGTCTGGTCAAGCCCCAGAGTATTCACGTACTGCTGGGGTACTTTTATTTTACCAAGCCTAAAGTAATGGTTTGTTGCCACGCTTAGAGTTGCACACTGAGTGAGCAGGGGCTAGGGGGCTGTTCGGGTCACCTGCATTGATGTGATCTGCAGTGATGTCTTTACGGTTAGTGAAGGGTTGCTTGCATAGATGGCAGTGGGTTGCTGTAGCTCTAAGGTATGCCCTAGCCTTCTTGTATGCGGTTGAGTTGTATAGGGTACGCCCTTGCTTTCTGATTGATTGTCTTAGTTTCTCTCGCTCATCTATAGTTGCTTGATGAACACTGCAGTATGAACCGCCTTGGGTTAGTGTGTTGCAGGTTAGGCATGGCTTAGGGAATCTACTCAAAACAAATCTTCTTTGCTGTCTAATGTTTCGTATGCGTGTTTCAGTCTGCCTTCAATAATCGGCAAGTATTCAGGCGTAACTTCTATGCCTATGAACTGTTTGTTCTCTAGGATTGCTGCCTTGCCTGTTGAGCCTGAACCTGCAAAGGGGTCTAAGACTATACCGTTAGCAGGCGTGACTAACCTGATTAGATACTGCATTAGAGCTGTAGGTTTCACTGTTGGATGAAAGTTTTGTCTTACAGGGTTGCTGAATGTTCTATCTGGGCAATCACATCCGTCTAGGGTTGATGCTCCACAAGTGTTACAGGTTCTAGCCAAGCCATTACCTTTAGCACTTATCTCTTTACCTTCAATGTTGTCTAGGCCTTCGTTGCGATCTCGTTTACTTGCTTTAGCAACATAAAAAAAGCGTGAAGCCCCGCCGCTGTTTGCTTTACTTTCATAGTAATCAACATCTACTCCACTCTTAAAATTGACATTGACATCGGCTATTTGTCTGCCTGCTTTTAGTGCACCTGAAGTTAGTGTGCCTGATTGTTGGTCTAGGAGTTCGGCTGTGTATTCGTCTAGGATAATGTTTGCAGGCCAACGCCCTAATATCTGCCCTGGCGTTTGATGCGTTTCCTGAGCAACGCTATCGCCAAACTTGCCTTTACTTATTGATGCTTGTTCTGAACGGCTGTGATTAGTAATTACTTCATCAGTAGCAACCCTGCTTGCATCTATGTTCAACCCACCTACGCCATGTGTCAAAACGTTTTCAGCAACAGTTCCGATAAGGGGTTTTCGTGCTACGACTATTGGTTCGTGTGCAGGTTTTAGTGCTGTACCCCAACCATCCCACTTCTTAGCATCATCAGTAGCAGAAGCAGTAATGTCAATAAGTTTTGCTTCTCCACCGTAAGCACCAGCAGCCTTATCTGTTCTACCTTCAGCCTGACTAATGCCTTTGGGACTAGCCATAGTTTGACCTATGACTTCTCGTTCTGCTCCTGCAGCTTTGTCTATCGCCTTAGAGATGTTGTGCGACTTAGGAAAACCTGATCCGTATAACCAAGCGATGTTGTCACGTATTTCAAATCCTGCATCTTCAACGGCTACGGCTAATCTGTGCCATGTCCTAGTTCCACCGAAGGCGAGTAAGTGTCCCCCAGGCTTTAATACACGTAAGCACTCTCTCCAGAGTTCAACTGAATAAGCAATGCCTGAACTATCCCAGCTCTTTCCCATGAATCCTAGTTCGTATGGTGGGTCACAAACGATTGAGTCAACACTGTTATCAGGCAGTGTAGGCAAGACTTCTAGGTTGTTGCCTTGATAGATTACTGCGTTGCGTATTGTGAGCGTAGGTTTCATAGGTTCATTCTATTCGTCTGCTGGGTCGTTGTATTGGTCGTACAGGGCTTGAAAGCCAAGTGCCACAGTGTTATCGCCTTGCACCTGCATAACGGTTGTATCAGGCGTTGAAGGCTTCTCTGAGTGCTTGTGTGTCCGTCTCCAAGATTTGACTAAGGCAATAGCATCTCTGTCATCTGTTTCAAACTCTGCTCCACAGCTGCACACTTCTCTAATCATTCTATGACTCTAACAAACCTTATTTGAGATTTGCTGAAGTCGCTTAGGGGTTGAATAACTGTTGTTTTATACATAGCGTTAGCGTTGATTATCAGGTCGTTACCTAAATAGATCGCTGAATGATAGAAGCTAGTGCTTCCCTTGTAAGCGAACACTACGACATCGCCTACTCTAGGCTTGCTGACACGCTTGCCTGAGTGTGCCTGCTTGTTTGCTGAGTGCTCTAAGGTAATGCCTAAACGCTTGTATGTGTATCTCACCATGCCTGAGCAGTCCCAGCCAGAGATAGTTGAACCTGAGAAAACATAGGCAGTCTTATGCACCCTGGTAGTTAGATAAGTCACTACACGCTTCAACTTGTCACGCTTCGCCTGTTGCCTAATCTCTTTAGCGTTCAGTATCGCTACAGTCTTTAGATCAGGTTTGACTGCTTGAACTTGAATAGATACAGGTTTGATTTCGGCTTGAGCGTTACTTGTATTTAGCGTTAGAACTAATGCGGCGATTGCTAACAGTTTTACAGTCATCGGGCATCCTTACCCCATCCGCCACCAACGAAGCGAATAGTTTGTAACCCAAACAGTCTAACCATTGGCTTGTCACACTTAGGGCATAAAGGTGCAGTGTGAACTTGATTGAGCTCAAAAGTTATAACTTCTATTTCGTTACAGTCAACGCATTGATACTTGTATGCAGGCATTGTTTGTCCTTTCTCTGCGTGGAGCTGTCGGGTAACGCTCCCGAGTCCTACCTGTTTCCACTTGTGGCTTTACAGGCAGTCGAAACTATTCCAGCCCCTAAATCTTGAATACTGTTCCAGTGTAATCTGTTTCACGCTCTAACACGAAACAAACAAGACCAGGAGTGCTATCTTCACCACTGTTCAAACGCCACCAGTTAGAGCCGTTATCTAGGGTTGCAGCTTGAACCCAGAAGCGAGATGTGCCCCTGCTTGTAGATCCTAATTCTTGCACTCTTAGATGATGGAAGTGACCAGACACTAGGACTGTTGCTGCTGTCACGCTCTGATTACCGAATGACTGTTTACGCCACCAGTCAGGGATGCCTTCAGGTCTGTTTGCTTGATGTCCATGCACCATGCCTAACACGTGAAAACCGTCAGCAAATACATCGTAGGCAAGTGACTCATCATGCTTTGCAGGTTCGTGAAAAGTTATGTCAAGCCCTACTTCTTTGCTCAACCTAGCCAGAGTCCTACCTATGTGAATACCCCAGTCATCAGTTGCCTTGCCTACCTTTTGTTTGTTGACCCTAAACTGACAGTGATTGCTGCCAACGCTTAAATAAGTAATCGGGGCAAACTTACATAACTGTTTTAGTGTGTCCCAAGCCATAGAAGTTGCAAGGTCAACCTGCTCCATAAGAGATAAGTCATTTGTTGCGAGTTGATGTAAGTCAGCTACGTTTCCAAAGTTTTCAATCGTGTCACCTACATCGCAAAAGATTATGCGTTCAGGTTTAGTCTGTTTGACTAACTTGAGCAGCTTCGCCTGAGTTTCAGACACTCTAGCAATCATGGCTTCAATGCCACCCCTGTGATCTACCTTCCCAACCTGCAAATCTGACCAGAGCACAACTAACGCTTTACCAGGGGAAACTGTTTTGACTACAGGTGCTTTAGTTTTCTTAGCCAGAGAGTAGAGCAAGGGTAAGTCTTTTGTTATGCCTTTCCTTCTCCAACGTACACGCACAGCTGTATGCCATGCAGGTTCTAGGGGAAATGGTCTTGCCACCTGCCATCTGCTAATTCTTGGTTCGCCTACGATTTCAATTTCAGAAGGGTTTATCCCTGCTTCACGCAAGAAGCCATCTATGTCCACTGCTTCGCCATCAGCAACAGGCGGAAGTGTCGCTGTTCCCCCATCCCCATCAAACACGACGCTCGCAGACCAGCCTTCAGGTGCAACTATCTTTGGTGCAGGGGTAACTAGGTCTTCCAACATGAGCAACGCTTCTCCCTGTGATGTTTTATAGCTGTGTCACTAATCAACACGTTTCTCTTACGCAACTCATTACTGAGAGTCTTGCAAGGCCATTCAGGGTTCATAACGGCATCATCAAAAATAGTGGCATCCTTTTCAGGGATTTCTTCTTTCACAGTTCTAACCTTACAAGGCGTATGTTTTACAGGTATTGCTAGATCTTCAAGCATTAGCGTTTCTCCAGATTAGGGTCATAACTGACCTGAGCAGAATCAGGGTTGATAAGTCTTTTAGCCAGGTTATCTGCCAGAGTTTCCATGATGTCACCTTGAGCAGCTGAAACAATAAGCAAGTCTGCTAACTGATATCGGATACTGTCAAAGTCTGAACCCCAAACCAGGTTCTTGTCACGAAGCAACTCAACTGCTTCATCTATAGCCCTAGTCATCATCGTTATCAGGATCTAACTCATCAATGTATGTTGCCTGAGTCACGTATGCAACAAAAATGCTCGTAAGCATCAACAGCACTATCCCTAAAACAAGAATGATAAGCATCACTGCAATAAACTCAAGCATCAGTCAATGTCCACAGCATCAGTAAGTTTTTCCAACACTAGGTCAAAGATGGCTTGCATTTGAGCGTTACTTATAATCTCTGCTCT